TCTAGTACAAAGTTAGAACCATCGCCTACAATAAAGCCACCGTCTGTTACTGCTAGTCCAGCTACATCCTGTAACTGTGCATCAAGTCTTGCGTTATCAATTGTGCCTGTAAGCTGTGTAGCCACAATAGACTTGTTAGTAAGTGTCTGTGTAGCAATCGTACCTACAAGTTCCTGATTGCCACCTGCAGGTAATGTAAGTGTGTTAGTTACAGATGCAGAGTGTGGCTGTGGTTGAATTGTTTGTGCATGTGCATTACTGCTTTCACAATAAAACTTTACCTGAGAAACTGAACCTGTGCCTGTACGAATATCTACAAGGCCATCAGATATAGTGACACCACCACTAGAGCCATTACCATCAAGATTAACTTTACCAGTACCGTTAGGCAAAATGTCAATATTAGCATTTGATGTAGATACAATGTCATTACCGTTGACATCTAAGTCACCACCTAGTTGTGGGCTTGTGTCGTCTACAACTGCGTTAATACCGCTACCTGCAGCAGTAATAGCGGATACAGAAACTTTACGTAAAGCAGTAGCGGAGTTGTCGTACAACAATACTAAGTCATTAGAAGCATCTACAGTTGATTCTGCAGTCTGACCAGTAATAACAGTAGAATCTACAGCAATGTCATTAGCATTAGCAGTAATACCTGCACCACCAATGACATTAAGAGTAACAGCACCAGATGTACCACCACCTGTCATACCTGTACCAGCAGTGACAGCAGTTATATCACCTACAGGTATTGCAGCTACTTCAGCATCTACATAGGCTTTAATTGATTGTTGGGTAGCAAGATGAGTGGCACTGTCAGATGCCATATTATCTTCATCTTTAATAGAAGTTCCACTTATTGTACCATTGAGTACGGCACTTGTCAAGGTTTTATTTGTTAATGTTTTAGTACTTTGTGCTAGATAAGTATCAAACGTATCTACTGATGTCTGGCGCATTGTGCCATTATCATTAGTTAGAATACCATCACCACCAGCTACGGCTGTTGTACCTACAGTAGAGCCACCATCTGTCAGGTTAAGTTCTGCTGTTGTAGCTGTAACACCGTCAAGGATATTTAACTCAGCAGTAGTAGAAGTTACACCATCTAAGATATTTAGTTCTGCTGCTGTTGATGTAACGCCATCTAATATGTTAAGTTCTGCAGTGGTTGCTGTTACACCATCCAAGATGTTCAACTCTGCTGCAGTAGCTGAGATAGCTGTACCATTAAAGTTAATAGCGTCTAAGTATGCCACACCATCTATGTAAAGGTCTTTCCATTCTGCAGAAGAACTACCAATGTCACGAGTATTGTCACCGTCTGGTATTAAGTTTGCGCCAAGTGTGCCTGACACAATCACGTTACCTGATAAGGTCATAGTGCCAGCAATGTTAGCTGCACCAGCTATATTTAAATCTTTAAACTTCTTAGAACTAGAACCTAAATCAATATCGTTGTTAGTTGTAGGCTCAATGACACCATCTTTAACTACAAACTGTTCTGTGGATGTGCCGCTTACGTCAATATTAAATTCTACTTGGTTGTTTGTATCATCAACAACAACTTTGTTTTTAGGCGTGGCTACACCGGGGTCTCCAATCAAACCGATAACTGGACCTTCAGCGGCTGTACCATCGTGCTTGTGACCTGTTGTATTATTGAAACTACTTAGTAGTTGGTTAAACTCGTCATTACTGTCTGCTGCGGTGATAATATCGCCATCAGCAAAACTTGACTGTCTAGTATAACCTGCCATTTATTATCTCCTTGCGTCAGCTTGGAACTCTAGCTGAAATCCTTTTAATGAGTATGGGGCTGATGTGCCTCTATCGTTAACTCGTAGTGCTACAGCAAATCCACTACCTTCAATTGGCTGTCTTACTAATGGGTTTGACTGTCCACCATATGTAGCTGTACCGTATAATGATGAGCCGTAAATAGCTACTGATGTGGATGTGTCAAACGGATAAGCTGCTGGTCTTGCCACATTAGGTGCTTCGTAATCATACCTAACAAATAAATCTGCGTTAACGGCTGCTTCTGGTGCGTAGTTAATAATCACTCGTTGAAATGATTTACGTAGACCTGCATCGCCCATAGTCAAATCAGGTGAACGATATTTACCTGTTACGTTATTGCCATCAAAGTCATTGCCTTGTTCTTGACGATATACAAAACCATCAAACTCACCGTGTACAACAATGCTTTCACCGCTAACAGTAATAAAGTCTGTACTACTAGGACGTATACCTAAAATATCAGCAAACTCAAAACTGTTATCTTTTCTTACACATATAATTCCTGCAGTCTTTGAGCGTACTGTATTGGAGTTAGAAAAGAAAATACGATACTGCGTTTTATCAGGAATAACTACAGAGGCAAATTCATCTACGTCTGATACACCAGCAAAGCGTTCCTGTATCTGTCGGCTAATTGTACCAAGTTCAACGTCACCAATGTTTGCAGTACCAGCGACAGTACGTAATCCGTCAGGCCCAAGAAAGATTATGTCTCCACCAAATTCCTGAATTGTTCTACCGTTAAGACAGCCAATTTCTCGTGTTACTGGTTGTAGTTGAAAGTCAGCAATAGTGTTTCCAACTAATTTAAATATGCGTTCTTCACAAAATATAAATAGTGAATCACGAAAAGGAAACAAACCCGTTATATCACTGTCTACGTTGATACTGCCAGCACCATTAGCGGTACTAAAGTCTGTATCTGTGTAGGGTGCTGTAAATACTAACTCTTGTGGTGTGCTAGACATACCAGCAAAGAAAAGAGCATTCTTATAACCTGTAACAAACTTAGGGTCGGCAGGTGCGCCTGTAGCATTAATATCCGTTACAGTAGTGTTATCATATTTAGATGCGTTATTAGCACCATCTGCCCATACAATAAAGTCTGTGCCACCTAATGTATACCTAAAGAAACTGTATACTCCGGCATTTGTTCTACCAGTATCAATCTGTGTCCAGCTACCTGTAGTGCCGCCTTTATATATCTTACCACCTCGTGCAGCAATAATGTTGCCTTTGAAGTAAGCTGACATAAGCACAGCTTCTGATGCACTAGCATCTTGTGGTACAATATTAGAGTTCCATTTAGCATAGCCAGAAATGCGTCTATATCCACCTTGAATATCAGGCTCAAAGTTAGTTAGTTCAAGTGCCATTCCGGGCTGCATAGCAAAGGTTGATTGGTCAAGAACCAGCCCACCCTGACACGCGAATACAAACGGATTAAGGCCAGTTTCATCTGCCATGTTTTATCACCTTAAAATCCTGCGTTAATACCATACCCTTGTGAATAAGGTATATAGGTAGACCGTACATAGTCTGCTCTATTTAAAAGCAATGTTTGCATTTGTTTAATGCCGTCTTCAAATCGGGCAAAGTTAATACCATACTGTTGTGATTCACCCCGATACTGATATGAGTAAGCAGTAGCACCGTCAACTATAACCTGTCTAAACTGTTCTGGAATAAGAGGAACATCTGTAGCTGCAGCTAGTGCAGTAGGTTTAATAAAGTATTCGTACTTTAATTCGTATGCTTTATCTGGATACGGAAACAATCCATAGTTATTATCGGGTGTTCTAAATATAAACTTAGGAACACTACCTACATTAGTGGTAGTTTCTTGATTAATATATTTTTGTGTATATTCTTTGTAGTCAATAATGCGTAGAGTATTACCAGCAGCACCTAGTGTGCTATCACGGCTAATACGGAAAGTGTCATAGTCAATTGATTGAGTATTAGCAGGAGCAGTGTATCTAGTTTGTCCTGCAACTAAAGTTTCTGTTTGTGTTACATGTGTAAAAGGCCAACCAAATTCTCTTTGATTGACGTAGTTAATGGCATCGTTTACTGCATTCTTACACTGAATTTGAAATCCTCTAGCTGTTGTAAAGTTAGCAGCAGTCAAGACAACTTCATTCATACGAGCAATTACTTCGTTAGTGATGTCTAAATAATCATATGCCATTACAAATCCTTAAATGAACAGAGAAGTAAAGGGGCAAGTTGCCCTGCCCCCTTACATTAGTCTTTAAGCAACGTCA